GAACTGTTTTGATTAACTTCTAATTTACCCCCAGGTGCTCCTGATGTTCCAATACCAATACGATCATTACCTGCATCAGAGATAAAGTTATAGGCATCATCATCACTTTCAATACGAAAATCTAGATCTGCTCCTGTATCATTAAAAGTAAATGTTCCGCCATCAAAGTCAATTGTGCTTGTTGCTTTAATTCCACCCACAACATGTAATTCCTGTGAAGGTGATGCAGTTCCAATACCAATCCTGTCATTACCGGCATCAAGATAAATTAAGTTAGCCTCACCACTTCCTTCAAACCTAGCATCTAAATCCGCTCCTGCTTCATTATAAATAAAAGTTCCACCATTAAAATTGACATTACCTGCCACGTCCAATGTTCCATTGGCCGTGATATTTCCTGCGTCATCCAGGACATCGAACATCGTCGAACCGTCCGTGTATAGTAAATGTTTTGATCCTGCTACAAGAGAAGCTGCTGTTCCACTCGCCGGCTTGAATCCTAATGTATAGGTTCCCATGGTTGCCGCATTGTCGACAATGAACCAATTCTCCTGTGCTTCACACTGCATGGTTGTATTGCCAGTGAGTGTTCCAGTAAGCTTTACAATTGCATTGTCTTGTTCTAGACCTGTTGAGCCATCCTCAAAGGTTAAGGCATCCGATGTGCTAGCAATGGCAACTGACACATATCCCTTAATAGCTGCTTCCAGCTTTTGCAGGTTGTTATTTGTTATTGTACCCCATGTTCCTGAGTTCTCCCCAGTTGTCTGAAGCTCAAGATTGAGTCTACTTGAATATGTCGAAGCCATTTATTCCTCCTTATGCCACGTCGTCTATTAAGGCTGCTACAATTAGATTTGCCGTTGCATCTCCAGCGTCACCAATATCAGATGAAATCGCGTGTAAATTTCCTACTGTCGTGTTGGGCAATCGTCCAAACCATGACTGAGATGGACCAATAAATACACCATCAACCAGGTTATATGCTGCCACTCCTCCGTCAAAGCATATCACAACTCCGTCTGAGGAGCTAGTATTTTTAATGAATAGGAACTTTACTTTATCACTTGTCGTAATCGCCGTTGGCGCCGTGTCATCATCAACGGCTGTATAGTCTAAAAAACTACCTGCAATTAAATCTGTGCTTGTTGTTGTGCACGCTGTCAATTTGTAATACCATTTATCGTTCGTATCATCAGGGGTCACTGTCATGGAACCGCTGATGGTTTTTGAAATCTCATCCGGCAATACTGTTGCGCTTATTGTTATACTAGCATCATCCGCCATTATTGCCTCCTAATTTGTGGACCCAGGATCAACTGATGTCCATGTTATTGTTTGACTATCATCCACTTCATTCCAAGCTGCAAAATCCAAACTTCCTAGGTCAAATTCAATTAAGCCAGAAAATGCTCCACCAAATGCGTCTTCATCACCAAGACTAAATGTTACAGATAAATCATCGCCAGTAGGTTCTACAGTCGCTCCGCCCGTTGCCACTTCCGTGCCGATGGAGAATGTCATGCCAAACCCCGTTTCCGCGAACTCAATGTTATGCACCGCATCCAGCCTTGCATCCTGAAAGGCCTGTTCGGCGAATGTTGTATGTCCTAGTAGCATTTATCCTCTTTTATAACAAATGTTGATCTATCTATAGCCTATAATTAATTTTATTCATAGTGTTTTTTTTGCCAATAAAATTTCTTGTAAGAATTTAATAAATTTCCTGCCCATTTATTTGACCATTTCCCTACATTCTCTTCAATCGCTACCTTTGCTTCACTTTTCCAGTTCTCCCTTTTAAAAGGAATAACTTGCACCATTGGTGTGCCTAATTTTAAATGTACTTGCACCTTTTCCTTATTATAACCATGTCTTCTGAAGTAGTATGGAAACTGAATGGCATCTTCAAAAGTATCCGTATCAACAACTCCTGATATAATTTCAAAATCCGTCTTAGGAGTATTCATAGGATGAACACATAAGCAACTATATCCGGGTGGTGTTTTAATAATCCATTTATTTGCAAATTTTCCGATTGGCTTTCTCCCTTCTTGATAATTCTTTGGCAGCTGTTGTGGTTTATGAATTTGTGGGCTATAAAAGTTAGTGCGAACATCCCATTCTTGTTTCTCACCATCTATTGTAATTAAGTAATCTTGATAGAAAGGAATGATATAACCACTTGTCATTGCATCTAAGAAAGGTATACATTTCTTTACTGTTGGTGCCCGTAAATCATTATTATTATACCCAACTAAATTTTTATATTCCTCTGAAATGAAATTCATTGCCGGTTTAGGTGGATGTTCAAGTCCTACTGAACGTCTTATTTCTTCATTAGCAACTATCTCTAACTTAGGTAAAATAAATTCTATTTTTTTCATTTGGCTTTAAAAAAAGTATTAAAAGATATTGATATTCTCTCTTCTTTAATATTTTGATTTGATCGAACCGAATGTTTTAACCACGAAGGGAAAATATACAAAGAATTTTCAATGGCTGGAACCATAATGGATGCAGCATTATACATACTTGGATTATCATAAGCTAACTTTTTTCCTGACCGTATACGAATAGCATCCATATAATAAGTAAGAATATCTATAGCCGGATGTTCAAATTGAAGGTCTCCGCAATCTTTAGGAGTGTTGACATAATAGGCTCCAGATAAAATAGAATTAGGATGAGTATGTGTAGCATTACTGTCTTTATAACCATTAATATTAATCCATAAATTATCTACTTTATGTTTTTTGTTATTAATAAACTCATTAGCAAAAGATGTAGAATGATATTCTAGTTCTTGTATTAGAGAATATATTAAAGGATCATCTTTTGGTAACGAACTGGACTGGTATCCTCCTCTATTACTTTTGGATTCTCCAAAATGATTATGTTGCCATTCCTTACAAAATGACTGTAATTTTTTAACATCAAAGTTTAATTTAACTTGATATAAAGGTACTTTAAAGATATCTTTAAGATTAGACATTTATCCTATATAATTATAAATGTGTGAATATATCTTATCCTCTAGTAATTGCTACAATTTCATCATCAGTTAAACCTAAATCCTTCAGCTTTTGATTACCACTGATTTTATCATTTTCTTTTTTAGTCTTTGCATTATCAAAGTCAGTTTGCATTTGAGCTAAACCATCAATACATTCCTGTTCAGTGGGTATGCTATGGGGATTAGGCATCTTTGTAAGTTCAGGCCTTGAAAAATCCGTACCATGGTCAGGATTATGTACTTTTTCTGTCAATGTTATATTAGCATGAACTTTATTTTTAGGGTCAATCCATTTAAACCAACTTCCAAAATGTAACCTTGATAAATAATCTTCTATGTGATTTGGTCTTCCTGTTTTTATATCCATATTATTTCCCTCTATGTCTCAGCTAATTTAACAAACAATAGACCGCCATAGTTTATATTAGTGCTACCATTTAATACGATACTAGCTTCAGATGCTTCCATTAACATTCTAACTTTATGATTTGATGTATCTGTTACATCAAAAACACAACTGCCCCCACCTGCATCATAACCATTGAAAACAGTTGACCCCGCAGCAGATTGTACAAATCCACTATCCTGCCAAGTGCTATTATTAGCTGTTTGATAAAGTCTTTTGGCTAAATAATTATAATCACCACCACTTATATGATGCATAAAGCTTCCTGTTATCAGCCACCATCCTGTAGAAGGAAATGTAAATATACCAGAACTTTCTGTCATTCCTGTTCCTAATGGAAAATTATCAACATTTGCGGTATCACATCTTTCCCAAGCAGAATCAGGTTCATATTGTCCTCCTTGAGCCAATGTTATATCTGTATTTATTCGCCACATGTCAATTTCATCAATTCCACCACCAGAAGCAGCCGCCCAAGCTGTATCTGTTCCATCTGAAGTTAAAACATAGTTAGCAGAACCAACAGCCAAAGCTGCCGGGTCGCCACTGGCATCTCCATAAATTATTTTTCCTCGGGCAAGTCCAGCCATTTTTGCGAGAGTAACTTGGTTATCAGCTATATGGGCTGTATCCACAGCACCAGCTGCTAATTCATCACTATCAACCGCATCATCTGCTAAATGGGCATTATCTATACTTCCATCTGTATAGTGTTCTGAATCAATCGCATCATCAGCGATGGAAGCACCTGTCACAGAATCTGCGTCAACAGCAGTTTTCTTAACTAAACCTGATCCACGACCAAGGTTTTGTCCTACAATCCCACTCATAATATTATATCCTCCTTTATTATAGTGTTTGGTCTAAATAACTAACTACAACATCAACATCTGCTGCTGATTGAGTTATAAAACCAAGCATATCAGTAGCTTCAATAACTATTCTGTCATTATGAACAAAAGTTTCATTTGCTCCTAATGCTTGTGTATGATAAATATAGTGGTCAGTTCCACCATCATCGTCATCTACATATAGATGAAAAGTTTCTGCATTACCTGCCGTTTCACAGATTGAAATTGACAGGACAGTGTAAGTGTGACCACTCGCACCATCTATCAGTTTTGTTTCTGTGCTTGAACAGGTAGGTTTTAACGCTACTTTTAATAATTCACTTGCCATATTATCCTCCTTATATACCCATTACTAATGATTTACCAGTACTAACTGTGTAGGGACTCCATGTCCCATTATTTACAACTTTAGCACCAGAATCAATAGTTAAAGTTGTACCAGATAGCACATTAACAGCATTGGAGCTAACTGTTAAATCATGTGCCCCTGCTACATAAAATTTAATCGTATCATCCGTTCCTGCTTCCAAATATGTATCAGCATCAGAATCTAAAACTAATTTCTGAGCAGCACCATTTATTTGTATTCCTGCCATATTTTCCTTCTTAAAATCCTAAAGTCATTGCTTTTCCTGTACTTGAAAACGTATGATTCATACTTGAATCCAAATTTACAGTATTACCAGAAATAGTTAAATCAGAACCATCCCCTTCAATTTTTTCTCCGTCATTCCCAAATGTTAATCCAACATCTGAAGGAATATTAATATCATCCGTTGCCTCTAATTCTATATCAGCAGCAGAATCCAAAGTAACTGTCGTACCTGCCAATTCTGCCGTGCCGTCTGCTGTTATCTGGATATTGGCTGCCGCCGCAGCCGTATCGGTTGTTACTAAACTTAATGCTCCATTTGTTGCTACAGTTAATACTGCTGTATCATTAGTTGAACCTGTCATGGTTACAACCTTGCCATTAATAGCTACATCATCTACAGTAAGAGCAGTTAAAGTTCCAAGACTTGTTATATTTGTTTGTGCGGCTGTTGTAACTGTAGCCGCAGTACCAGAGGCATTTCCTGTTACGTCTCCTGTTATATCACCAACAAAAGCTGTTGATGTAATACTTGTTGCACCTGTAACTACTCCTGCATCTACACTAATTGTTCCGTCTAATAAAATTGCTGAACCAGAAGCAGGTTCAATATTTATTGCTGCTCCTGAATCTAAAGTTAATACACCTGCTGAATCAATATCTACTGTACCATCTGCTGTAATTTGAATATTCGCAGCCGCAGCCGCAGCATCCGTTGTTACAATGCTTAGAGTTCCATTAGTTCCTGCTGTAAATACAGCCGTGTCACTGGCTGAACCTGTCATGGTTACAACTTTGCCATTAAGAGCTATATCATCTACAGTAAGTGCTGTTAAAGTACCTAAACTTGTTACACTGCCTTGAGCGGCTGTTGCTAAAGTTCCTGTTAATGTTCCTGTTACAGTTAAATTATCATTGACTGTTGTTTCAGAAGTTGCATGTCCAATTGAAATTGGCACACCAGATGTTGCAGTAGCTATGGTAACACCATTTGATGTATTAGAATTATCAATATTCAATGATGTTGTTGCATCTAGTGAAATAGTTGTACCGTCAACAGCGAATGTTCCGTCAATGTCTGTATTGTCTAAATTTGCAGTTCCATCTACGTCAATATCACCGGCAAGATCAATTCCTGCCGCACCTGCTAATACCAAGTCATCTGTTGATGTGTCCCATAACATATAGGCACTTGCTGTATTGCCAAAAAATTTTACATCATGCCCTGCATCATCAACTCCAACTGTAAGTGTTCCTATCTGTACAACACCATCAGCAGATGTATCCCATAACCAATAACTACCGGCAGTATTGCCAAAAAATTTTACATCATGCCCTGCATCATCAACGCCAACATTTATAACATCAGTGAATTTAAATAAATCCTCATCTTCCATCCATGTTAAAACACCATCGGAATCTGCACCGTCAAATGTTAATGTATAGTCAACGCCCGCAGCACCTTTACCTACTATAAAATTATTGCTTCCATCAAGAAATCCAACCTTACTCGCTGGCAATGTTGCAAAAACATCTTTTGTTCCAGCACTAAAGTCAACAGCCGAATCACTATTTGAACTTGAAATAACTGTTGTCCTTGCTAGTGTATCAGTTGAAGCATCGGTTACGGTTCCAAGACCAACTTCCCATTCCGCTTCGTCACGGTTAACAATGGCATAATATGTTGTATTGCTATTACCAATGCCTGCAACAAATGTCTGGAACCCTGAAACGGCTCCGCTTAAGCTAAGCGTACCTGTGCTTGTTGTCGTTGATGTTTCTTTTACTCTATCGTCTAATACGAGAGCCATATATTATCTCCTACGCTAGTCGTAAAATAGCGTTACTTGAATCAGCAGCCGGAAATTGAATTGTAAACGTTCCACTTGTAGATGTCTTGTCGCCACCAAAGTCCAATACGCATACTGCCTTGTTAGATTCACTACTATTATAAATTAGTGCGCCTCTTGCTGTGATTGTTGCTGATGTAAATGATATATCAGCAAAGTCAGTAAGAGCAGTTGTTCCACTTGTTGTTGGTGTTACATTTGTCAATGATCCACCTCCCGCCGTATAAGTTCCTGAATTAGAAACTTCATTTGTAGCGGAATAGGCAGTTGTTGAAGCACCTAAAGTAGCTGAACTTGAATACAATGCAATCTTAAACGTGTCCCCTGTTGTAGCTGTGAAGTCATGCGTTTCAACAAGAATTTCCTGTTTAAAGCTTGTACAGACAGCTTGAGTTATTGCCATGTCTTATCCTCCTATGGATTTTTGTTGTGTTTGCATACCTGGTATTTTTAATTCCCCATGCATATATTCATCTCTTCGGTGCTTTCCTTGCTGTTCAATTACCAACTCTTGAATAGCACGTTGATATGATTGTTCGTATAGTTGCAGCATTTCCGCTGGTCCCTTCAAGAATTTGAAGGCTTCTGCAAGACATCCATAAAGCAATGCCGACGGGGCATTATTCCCCAACCATGAGGTTGTATTAGAACTAGACAGTCTTGTTGGTAATCTAGTAATTCCTATTTCTATATTATACGCTGCATCTGGTGTTGGTGCAAGATAAATTGAGTTTTCATCCCACCAGGACCAGTATTTTGGTGTTCCCGTAGAAGTTCTTACAGGCCAATATTCATTCATAAAACTAATATCACGTTGTTCTAAGAAATCTCTTGTTGCTGTTCCTGAAGCAGGATAAATATGAACTGTCCTTATTGTAGACAAGGATGTTGGATCTGGATCAGACCCACCAGGCAAAGAAACAAAAGCATTATCAGCTGTTACAGATGCATATTGATGTGATTTGAATGCATCCAAATCAGCTTCCCTTAGTATCCTATTTTCCGTATGCTCTATAAAATCATCTGTTCTTGTAGATGTCAGCACATCAGTGCTTGTTTCTGTATAGTCTAAAATCTGTGTTGTTAATTCAGAGTATGTTGTCATTATGCACTCAATGTTGTCGGTCCAGCAGAGACATAACCACCTCCACCGTTTCCTGTTGTTCCTGCAGCTGTTGAAACTGCAAAGGTATAAAAATCATCATCTGTTTTTGTAATACTATATCCATCGGAATCCTCTAGTTCATCTATGTCAGCTCCGAATATTAGTCCTCTGACAT